AATGTTCAGTAGCAATACTGAAACAGGTATTACAGCAACGTATCAAGATGCAGATGGTACGATAGACTTGGTTGTAGGGACTCTTAATCAAGACACAAGTGGTAATGCCGCAACTGCAACCGCACTTGAGACAGCGAGAAACATTGGTGGTGTCAGTTTTGATGGAACTGCAAACATCAACTTACCGGGAGTGAACACTGCTGGTAATCAGAATACTAGTGGAACTGCTGCTTTGGCAACAACTGTAACTGTAACAGATAGCACTGCTAACACAAACTTCCCCGTTGTATTCCATGATGAGTCAAACGGATTGTTAGACGACACTGGTGCTTTGAGATACAACCCAAGCACAGGGACACTACTTGTGCCTAACCTGAATGTCGCTGGAACAACAACGACTGTTGATACTGTGACTATGGAAGCAGCAAATGCAATCGTGTTTGAGGGTGCTACCTCTGATACTAACGAGACAACTCTAACCATCACTGACCCTACTGCTGATAGAACAATCACTCTACCGGATGCTACCGGAACAGTTGCTTTGACTAGTCAGTTATCTGATACGCAGTTAACAACAGAAGAGGTTCAGGATATAGTCGGGGCTATGTTTAGTTCTAATACTGAAACAAGAATAACTGCGACTTACCAAGACGGCGACGGTACGATAGACCTAGTTGTAGATGATATGACTGCCGATACGAATACGAACCAACTAACCACATTTACACTGACAGGTGATTCCGGTAGTAATCAGACAATTGCTCACGGTAATACACTCGACATAGCAGGTGGAGATGGAATTGCTACGGTAGTAGGTTCCACAGATACTGTCACTGTTGGTTTGGATATTGACGGAATGACTGACATCGGAGCAGCGTTAGTAGATGCTGACCTAATGATAGTTGACGATGGTGCAGGTGGCACTAATAGAAAGGCAACAATGTCTAGATTAAAGACATACATGCAAAATAACCTCACCTTTACTACGGATACGAATCAACAGACTACTTTTACTCTAACAGGAGACTCAGGAAGTAATCAGACTATTGCTCATGGCAACACCTTAGATGTAGCAGGTGGAACAGGTATATCTACAACAGTTGGTGCTACTGATACTGTAACAGTTGCTCTTGATGCTGCACAGACAGGAATAACATCCATACTAAATTCAAGCCTAGCCATTGGAAGAGATGCTCATAATCAAATACAATTCAGTACAGATAATGAGATTCATTTCAAAACCAACAATGAAACTCCTGTAATAAAAATGAAGGCATCAGGAGAAATAGAAGCAACTAGCCTAGATATCAGTGGCGATGTAGATGTAGATGGTACTTTAGAAGCCGATGCGATTACTCTTGGTGGTACAGCAGTTGCAGTATCCGGTGGTGCTTTCCATGATGGTTTCTCTGACTTCGTTGCTAACGAACACATAGACCATAGTGGCGTGTCTATAGTTGCAGGTGATGGATTAACTGGTGGAGGAACTATCGCCTCTAGTAGAACTCTTGCTGTTGGTGCTGGAACTGGAATAGATGTAGCAGCAGATGCAATATCAGTAGACGTATCTGATTTCATGACTAATGGTTCTAACAATAGAGTTCTAACTGCAACAGGCACAGATGCGATGAACGCAGAGGCGAATCTGACGTTTGATGGGGATACTCTTTCGGTCACTACATCAGGGACATCGACTACTTTGTTGTTGGAATCAACAGACTCAGGTGCATCAGATGCACCCATCTTGGAGTTATACAGAAACTCATCCTCACCTGCAAACACCGATGACTTAGGACAGATTCTATGGTCAGGCGAGAAATCGGACGGAAGCAAATATAGTATAACAAAGATGTATAGTCAGATAAACACAGTCGATAACAGCGACAGGTTGATGATAAATGTAGCATCGAGTGGTGGTTCAGGTCTGAATAACTACGAATATATCAGACTAGATGGTGGAGTCCGAGATGTTATTATCAACGAAGGTGGACAAGACATTGACTTCCGCATCGAGGGCGATTCTGACACTGCACTTTTCTTCACGGATGCGTCCAGTGACCGGATAGGAATCGGAACAACAAGCCCTACAACCAAGTTAGATGTTAGCGGTAGTATAACTGTGGCAGATGATATTATCCACAGTGGAGATACCAACAATAAAATCGCATTCGGTACAGATACGCAGTCTTTCCAAACAGGAGGAACTGCTAGATTCAATATTAGTGATTCAGGATTGCAGATTGGAAGTGGGGCTAGAGTCACGACGATTATCACACAATCAGACGGCATTGGCTCAAACGACAATGAGACTACATTACCTACATCTGCTGCTGTTAAGGACTATGTGGATAACAATGCTGGCGGTGGTGGTGCTTCTGTTGCCAATGACCTAACTGATGCGATTGTAGACATTACTAACTTTGTAGATGGTTTCCTACTTCAAACAGATAGTGATGGTTCTGCCCCAACAACAGGAACACTAAACAACGCCACAGGTAACATAGGTCTTGGAAAAGACGTATTTGAAGCATTGACTACTGGCGATTATAACGTAGGATTAGGATATGATGCTTTAGAATCACTGACTACTGGTAGTGGAAATATAGCGTTGGGTTATAGAGCCAGTTTTGCAAATGAGACAGGTAGTGATAGCGTAGCAATAGGTCGCTCTGCTTTATACAATTCCACTTCAAGTAACACAGTAGCAATAGGCTATTCGGCTGGTTACAGTCAAACATCCGGTAACAACAACGTAGCAGTTGGATATGAAGCCATCTATGGGGATGATACGAACCAATACAACGTAGCAGTGGGCTACAGGGCATTCAGGCAACAAGGTGGTGGAGGCAACATAGCAATAGGAGCCTTCTCACAATATGGTGCGGGTGCAACGAACACAGGTAACTACAACACCTCAGTTGGTAGGTCATCTTTGGCAGACATTACATCCGGAGACGAAAATACAGTCATGGGCTATGAGGCCGGGAAGGATGTCAATTCGGGTGCTTCTAATATATTGATAGGCTACACTGCTGGTGATAACATAACCTCTGGTTCTAACAACCTAGTCATTGGTGACTTCCAAGTTGATGTTGCAACAGGTGATGACCAGATTATCATAGGCAGTGGTGATGGTGGAGTAACTTGGTTGAAAGGAGATTCAAACGGAATCAAGGCTCTAAAGATTAAGGTGAAGGCGGTAAGCAGTAACACGACACTAACAGATGCCCAATCCGGCTCATACGTCTACTGGACAGGAGGTACACTGACTCTACCTGCAACAGCAGAGTCGGGACAGCAATACACAATCATCAACAACACAGGTGGTTCAGCAACACCAAGTCTAGGTACATCAAACGCTATAGCATCAGGGTGGACTGCTCATGCTGCTATGGCTGATGAGACTGCTAGAACCTACGTCTCTGTTGCTTCTAACAAATGGATATACATCGGGTGATTGAATGGCTTCGATAATGGTAGGCGTGGCTGGTGTCGCACAGCAACTAAAGACAGCGAATGCTGCTGGTGGAGGTGGAGGTGGAAGTAGCGCACCAACATCAGTTAGCATTGCCACATCTGCAACAGGTGGAACTAACAATGCGGTATTGGCTGAAGAAGGAGCAGCCAGTTTTGCTGGAATGGACGTTACTGGTAGTGACTTCTCTTCGGGTCAAGGTTCAGTAAACGTTGAGATATCCGAAATGGGTGAAACCTTTCCCGGTGTCTCCGGTCAGGCAACCATCAACTTCTTTGGTTATCTTCGTGCAACCGGAGCAACCAGTTTCTCATGGGATGTAGCGGTGGACACTATTGCAACAGACCTGTCAGCAGGAACAGCAGGAACACAAGGGACTGCGGTCACTACCCAAGATGCCACAGGAAGTCCCAATGCCTTAACCATAGGTATCAACGAGCAAGGCACTCTCACATTCGGTGGAGGTAGAGGCGGATTGATATTCCCGTCTGCTGGTGATGTATTGCAATTTGTGATAAGTGGAAGTGCCACGAATTCAAATGGAACGACCAATGCAAGCAATGTCACAGTTAAGTACACCTTTACAAATTGAGGTAATAGAATGACAAGAATAGAAGTGAACATACCGGAAGGAACATCAGGCCAATATGAAGTAGCATACTACAATAGGCAGACTCAACACAGAATGTGGCAGACATACCTGAACATGAAGGCAGAACCCTATGACAATCATACCGTGTTAATCAAGAATACTTGTCCCATGCCAATAATGCAGAACTCACAAGCAGAGTACAATGAACATCAGTGGTTATGGAATAACGCAACAGGTCATGTATTAGTAGGAGGGCTTGGATTAGGTATGATACATCAGGCTTTGATAGACAACCCAAATGTAACCTCTGTCACTATCATAGAACTAGAGCAAGATGTGGTTGACCTAGTTTGGGAACATTGTGCTAAGGATGATACCTTTAATCTAGTGATGGCAGACTTTGAGACTTGGACTCCACCGGAGGGAAGTTCCTTCGATACTATATGGGGTGATACTTGGCTATGGGACAACGATTTGGATTACAAGGACTACAAAACTATTATTACAAACAAGTATTCGCAATACACTGATAACATAGGATTTTGGGGTGATGAGTGATGGCATTGAAGGTAGAGTATGAGACAGAATTTGGAATAACGTGTGATTACGCATATTGCGTCATAGTTGATGCTCGCTTAGATAAGAAGATTGATGATACTGAAGATGGAAATGAAGTGAAGTCATTCAACATTACATATCGTGGAAAGGTGTATGCCAGCGACGATGCTTATGAACAAAAGGCATCGCCAATCAGTGGTTTCAATGGTGAATTTGAATTGGACACGACTAACACCAAGACTCAGTATAACTTACTCAAGCAGTGTTACTTACACCTGAAGACTCAAGATGGATTTACTGATGCAATAGATTGCTAAGAAGTGAAAAATTGCTATTCGCTTTCTAAAATGAGCAAAAATTTTTCGATAAAAAAAGGCAAAGTGGCCGAAGGATTATTCCTCCGACCACAGTGCTTTACATTCTCTACATCGCCAAATATGTAGAGTCTCTTGTGAACCGATAACTTTGCCCTTTATCCTTTGAGGGATGGTGTCCTCAAGACAAGTCGGACATTGTTTAGTTAGGGCCAGTTCGACCACGCTCGTCGTTAATTAGATTCTCCATGTATTCATCTATGCTTTCTTCAGTATACTTTGAGTTACCGAATGCTGCAAAGAACAATAGAGAAACTAGGATAACGAATATAATCCAGCCTAGCCATTCCCAAGGTGTCATTACCACTCAACCTCCAATTCCTTCATTATTTCTTCTTCTATGGAAAATCCTTTCACCATCTTGTTTTCCTTTCCATGAATCCATAAGTCATACACTAATTCACAATCCTTCAAACAATAGTCTGCAACTTCAGAGAATCTACCGTCTTTCCAAACCATAGGAGCATCTGCACTTTCCATGAGTTTATCTGCACCAAGAGTATTCTGAACTAGATTGGACAGTGAATATCTCTCACCATACTCCTTGTTTAGAATCCTACTGGTATCTATGTACGCCTTGTCATCTAGGTACTTCTTGATGCAATATATGTCCATTGCATTTTTCAAGACCGCTAAATCAAAGGATACAATGTTGTGTCCTAACAAAACTCCGTTGTTCTCATGGTGCTTGTCCAAGTCAAATTTCAACTCTGACAAGGGCTTGACAGATACGTTTGACTTTCTTATGGACTTGATAGGTTCATCGATATAGACTGTTCCGTGGCTTCCATCCCATGTGCAGACAGTAGATACCTCAAACATATGGGTATTACCCCAACCCCCAATCTCATGAGAGTAGTTTTTCGTTTCTATGTCTAGGGCTAGAACGTTCACTCGTCACCACTTTCCCCTGTCCAAAGATTTGCTAGTTTCTTAGCCTGAGCCTCTGCTGGATTGGGTGCAACGATTAGGTTTGGTTTAACCATCCACGCTACTAGGTGTTCTCCCCCACCAACTGTTATCATCGTTGATAGATACCATCCATCATTCCCGTATGTATTCAGGGACTCATTTATCACTTTTGGGCCATCACTAACATTGAACACCAAGAATTGATGCTCGTATGTGTCTTTCTTTGTCATGTTTCTTTCTCCTCCTTTATCTTCAAATATGCTCTTACTCCTATCTTTTTCGTTTCAAACATATTGGAAATCGTCTTGAAGTTGTTGTAAACCGTAGTCTGTCCCTTCTTCGTATCTTCTCGAACTTTTGACAACAGAAGAGTCTTGTTTACCCATCCCTCATCACCACTTGTCCTCAGTTCTTTGTATGCCTTTCTAAAATCGTTTACACCTACCCTCTCATGTAGTGCGTGTGTTCTCACCTTTAGTGCTACGTCCAGCCACGACACAAGCGATTTATAGCATTGTCGAATGAGTGAGGAGGCTTGTCGTGCATGTCTTTCAGTCACAATATACCTCTTTTTGGGGTCAGTTATGTTAGGTGCTTCAGCGATACAACACAGTACAGATAACCTAGTCATAGTCTGATTTAATCTTGTGATAAAGTTACCAGCAATCTCAAACACTTCCGGTCTGCTATTAGCAACATAGTTTCTCATTTTGATGGACTCATTCTTCAGTGCGTCATTGAATCCCTTTCCAAATGTAACAGTTCTAAGTGGGTCTTCTCCTGTTTCCTCGTATCTTTTCTTGAGAGCATCATATATTATCACGAAGTTCTGTGCGAACTTCTTGATTGGTGCATCCTTCGGTTTGATTGTTCCTACTTCATCAAGTACCTTCTCTCTTAATTCATCTTGTACCTCTTGAGGTACTTCTTTGATGTAAATCAAGGTTCTCTGTATTACTCCCTTTTCAGCGATAACATTAGTCAGTGTCTTTGGTATGTATGTGGTTGCATAGATGCTTCTTTGACACCTGCACTGTATTATATCTCCATCTCTGAGTTTCTTCCTGATAATCCAGTTCTCACCATGTAGAGTATTCATGAACTTATTCAGATACATGATTACATTCTCCTTGTGCTGAGACTGCTTGAAAACACCTGAGTATTCAAACTCATCATATGCAACAAGACCGCTTCCCTCGAAACCTCCATCTATTTGTGTGGGTATCTCAACCCATTCCATCTCACCATCTTCATTCTCCACCCTCTCTTTCTCTATTCTCATAGAGCCAATCAAGGCTGCATCTGTTGTATCGTCAACAGAGAACACATCGAACTTGACACCGTACTTATCATCAAGTATTCTGAATACTTCATTTGCCACTGGCCCAAAGAAGTTGTACATCTCTGTTTTTCCTGTACCGGATGTCTGCATCCAAATGAATTGTATTCTAGTGTCATCTACTCTCCTACCACTTGGTATCGCAACCATGTCTTTTGCTAGTTGACCTAGTATAACGAAGAATCCTATCGCAGCAGGTATCTCATTATACTTTGAAACATCTGCTGCGCTCTTCACATACTGCTCAACCACTTTAGGCAATGTTGTTGCCTTTGGTTGAGGTATCGCTAACTCATCTCCTAGTCCTTCGTAGTACAATCTGTCTTCATCATCAAAATTATTTCTATTCACATTATCACCATCTTTTCTTCTTTGTTCAGCACATCAATCAGCCTCTTGGCTGTGACTTTACCGAAGCCCTCTAGTTGACATATCTCTTCAACAGAGGCTTCTCCTATCTCCATAATAGAGCCGAACCTTTCTATCAGGAGTTTTGCTTTCTTTACACTGATACCTTTCACAGTGCAAAGAACATCTATTCTCAAGTCAGTCGTAGCAATTCTCTTTCTAATCAAACTTGGAGTGTGTATTTCTCTATCAATAGGTTGCATCTTGCAGACGACTGCTATTATTCTAGCAGCCTCTCTAGCAGATGAAACCCATATTATGTTACAATCAGTATCTAGTATTATCTTGCCAATAGCACCATCGAATTTGTTTCTAAGGAGTTTGGCATTTTGCTTGTTGTTTACATATACTAGATAGTTCTCAACGGCATCACTAAAATCGCCATACACAATTACGATATTATTCATGAACTTAGCATCCATGTTATCCAGTTGATTCCATAGTCTCTTGTTAATCACAGATTGTAGGAAGTCAAATGTTGACTTGGCTTCAAAGCAGACATCAGCAAATGTGTAATCTCCTATGTCTAACCACTCCTTTTCATATGGCACATTGAGTTTCCTACAGTTATGAATAACCATCTCTGCTAATTCAGAGTGTTCTCTACTGTCTATCTTTAGTTTATTCACCATCGTAATACCTCCAACACTTACCGATGCAGTATCCCTGCGGTATAAGCACGTTAGAACATGAGGGCGCATTATATCCCTTATCTACAATTCCTCTAACGTACTTTGAAGAAGTCCTAGAGTCCCAATCCAACCACACATCCTCAATACCTGCTATTGATTCCAACTCCTGCATTATGGTAGTATGGATTTGGTCATTTTGCTCAGGAGAAAGAACTCTTTCCCCCATACTCAACAAATCCCTGTACCACTGAACTAGATATACTCTAGCATAGTGACTAGGGTTCTCGACCATCACAGCGTTGTGCAAGCATGGAAGTATTGGTAGTTTACCTACAGGAACAGGAATATCAACCTCAACCTCTGAGATTTCTATTGCTTCCATCTCAGGGAAGACTGCTAGTTTACTACCGTTGTTAGATGAGACCTTTCTTGGTTTCTCAGCCATGACTAGGATATCTTCTAGGTCTAACTTCAAGTCATCTACTAACAATGGGATACAGAAGTAGGGATTGCCGTTGGAATCGGAACTACTCAAGTTCATCGAGTTGGGTATTCTTCTCAGCCTATTAGTCTGGATACCCGTTCTATCAAGCGTAGCAACACCATTGCTGATTTTGGAATAATACTGCTGAATGCTTCTGATATCATCTACTGGTTCTCCATAGACAAACACATGGAAACCCTTTCCACTAAAGTACATTTTGAATACAGTGTCACTTTCAACTAGAGACTGCACCACCTTTCGTAAATCATCATAGGCGTTTTGCAGTGGCTGGTCATGAGCATCAAAATCTAGAAATGCTCTATCGAGAACAACTGAGTAATCTAGTTTTACACCGTTGTTGAAGTCTTCAAAGTCATAGACTGTCGTATAGCAGTTCATCTTCCCATTGTAGGAATTGAACCAATCTACAAACTCATTCCGATTGTTCACTACTCTTCTCTTCATCTGTGGAGCGTTTCTTAGATGACTTCCGGCCCACACTTCTCTTGGCATTTGCATTTTTATTTACCTCCTTGAAAGAGACTTTTGCCTCAAGCAATTCTTCTCTTACAACTTCTGCTATTTTTATTCTCAATTCTGACATCACTGTGTTCATGTATATTTGTCCAAAGGGAGTTCTCTCTTCGGCAAACACTTCTGTTTCCCATACCATCTTCAACTTATCAGTAGTAGGCATCTTCTCGTAGAGAGCCTCTGCTAAGTTTTCAACGGTCTCAGATACATTTGCTATCTCTGAGAAACTCCACACCTTTTGATTCAATTCTTCTTTTACCATTTTATCTATCATTTTTTCTTTCTCCTTTTCTTAAATTTCTCTTTTGCTTTGTAGTAGTCTTCCCACTTCATTAGAACCAACTCTCGGTGTTAGCCGCATCACATATGCCAAAGAAACTACAATTTGAACATGTCTTTGCAAAATACTTGGTTGGGAATATTCCTGTCTCATATGAGTGAATAAGTTGTGCTATACCCTTCTTCACTGCTGTTATACTACCTTTCTTGACTTCTTCCACATAGATGTAGTTGGCCGCAGGATAGTACCATCCCCAATGAGAGATAGGAATCTCAGGGTCCAATCCCCATTCTATCAGTTTTTCATCAGGAGTATTCTCAAACAGAATCTTGTAGAAGGCCATCTCCTTTCTCATCATAGTTGTCTTCCAATCTTTCCAACCACCAGTCTTCAACTCCATAGGGATGTATCTATCCCCTTCTTTGAACATTCTATCGATGATGCCCTGAAGATGAACAGTGTAGTTCTGTTTCAATGGATACTTTGGGTTCTCGTCCTTATTGATTACAATCTTGGCATCTAGCATTATCTCATTGATAACTGGTATGAAGTCATCTGTTGTTCCTTCCTGCTTTGACTCTATGAATCTATTAGCCTCAAAGATTGACATGGCCTCGTACATTTCGCTGTAGTCATCGATTGGATGCAGTTCCATACAATAGTTGACTAGTTCCTCATAGGACATGTCTTCTGCTTTCTTTACATCGAATTCATTGAAGAAGTCCTCTCTAGCGTTATGTATGATACTACCTTTAATCATGACCTCAGTTGTCTCTATTGGCATTTTCTCTTTGTATTGAAACTCGTATCTCTTTGGACACCACTGGTAAGAACCAAGTGATGACTTGGATATCTTCAATATGGGATACTCCTCATCCCCATAGTATTCAGGTTGCCATTGGTATGTATACTCATTTCCACTATTCGGTTTCATTCTGATTCACCTCTCTTCTACTTATTATTTCATTTGCCAGTTCTTGCATACAGTCATCACAAGTGCATTTTTTGTCATGTGGTGGCTCTTCAATCATGAAGATTCTGTCTCCACTGGAATGTTTCTCAATCCTATAACCAATATACTTGTGATTCTCAGGAAACAATTCTGTTACTATTTCCACTTTCTTTGGTTTGCTAACCTTTGTTATCTCTATCTTTGAGACAACCTCCTCTGCCTTGGGTTTCACCCACTCTCTTAACTTGTTATACGTTTTAACTATTGAGTCTACTCTTCTCTTGTTGGTCCAAGAAAGACTATTGTAGAAACTTCTCAAAACCATTCCTCCAACGAACTCTGCTTGTTATCAGCAGTTATCTTTCTTGCATCCCAACCCATAGCACGATAAATCGGTTCTGCTTTTTTAACTACAGACTCAGCGTAGTGGGACCAGTCAGGGTCATAGTCATAGAAGTCTTCTTCTACAAGTAGTGAGACGTATGTTGCCTTCACATCCATACCGGTGATAGGATTGAAGAAGGTCTTGTTTGACTTAATCTTTAGATACAGATATGTATCATTAATCTCTTCATACCCATTTGCTTGACTAAACAATACACCGGCAATACCTGAACCAATCGTAGGTCTCTTGCCTTCAAGAGTTGTGAAGTTTCTTGTTGTAGCAGTACAACATGGTGTTTCAATTAATGTGAATAGGTTATTCTTTCTAAAGCAGTTCTTGCATTCTACCTGAAATCTATTCTCTCTGTATCTACTTCTTTGAAGTATATCAGACAACGGAATATCGCCGTTCATCACAGAATTATACTTGTTATTTAGAAAACCAGTAACTTCTTCCTCAGTTTTTCCCTCAACCCACATATTTAGTACATTCAATTGCACATCTTTGGCTAATTGAGTTTGTGAAACCCTCTTCGCAGTGAAACCAGTCATGACAAACTCAGGCTCGTCTAGGAAAACACCATCTTTCCATGTAATTAGTCCCGCATTCCTGTTTTTTGTTGCTCCAACACCTAAACTCTTGAAGTATTTCTCAAATTCTAGTGTTACAGGATGCTCTTCTAGTCCCATAACGTTAGGAAACGACTTTCTAACGTGTTCATTTAGGATTTTTAGTGTTTCTTTAGCAGTTTCGATGCTATCATCTTCAATATCAACGTAAATTGAGTCAGTATGCCCGTAAACTACCTTCATACACATCCCCCAACTAAATTAAACGTATTATTTACGAAAGCAACAGTGCCTGTGACATAAAATGACACTCTAGAGTAGAATATTGTGTCTTTCCTGTTCATAATACATTCACATCCTGTAAAAGAGAAAATAAACCATAGAGAAAGATACTAACAAACAATATTCTTGATGTTGTTCTTGAAAAGAGTCTAGCATCTTTAAAAATCTGACTCCATGCTTGTTTTCTTAACTCTGACTCTGATTTCTTATCTTTCTCCTCTGCCTGTGTTGTATTGAAATCAATATTAGCACTTTTTATTGGCATTATAGTTCCCTCACTTTGAACGCAGCAGTTCTGATTGCTTCTCTAGCACTAGCAGTAATACTAGCAGCCAAATCAACATCGGCCCAACCGAATCCCTGATATGCTACAATACCATAGAAGGAAGCCATCAATCTCTTAACGGCAAGTTGGTTGTTGTTCCACTTGACATATTCACTTTTACTTTCACTTTCTTTCATCTTTACTTTGTATTCGTTTCTTAGGTTCTTTAACTCTAGAACTGCTTTAGGTAGAAGACCTAGTTTATCTGTCTTGTAATATTTCATCTCATAGTTATCGACAACTGAGAAATCTTTTGGGGTTCTGATATTTACACCAAATTCAGTTGGTGTGTCTGACTTCGTTTCCCAAGAGATATTCCTAGCAATCATCATCGATGGGTATAGACCTGCGAAGTCAAACGCTGCAACACCCAAATGAAGCCCATTTGTAGCCTCACTGAGAGGGTCGTAGACCATCGCACCATCATAGTCCACCCTGTCACCCTTACGTCCTGTAGGAGCCTTCCATGAGGCATTTCTCATGAAGTATATTCCACCCATGTTTGACGCATAGAAACAGGCATCGAAGGGTGCAATCAGCAAACGCTGTAAAGAGATGATTGCTTCAGTTGTGTGATTCTCATCATCTATTCTCTTGATTAACTCTACATCCTTAACAGCATACTCAAGATAAGTTTCTGTGTCTTCCTGCCATCCTCTACGAAAGAACTCGTTCTTATCAGGGAACTTGCTACTAACTAACTTCTTCTCGCCAAGCACACTTTCAGATACATAGTCAAGTGAAAGAGATGGTAGTGTGCCACGTTGAGCATCATTCCATTGTCTCTCAAACGCCAAGTCTAGTGGTACGCATATTCTACCCTTGATTGGTTGAGCAATCGGAGAGTAATTCTCTACACGTTTAGTTTGCACTATTACACTAGAATCCTTTATGCTCCATTTGACACCATCAACTTCCATCACAGGAGATAACAATCTAGGGTCTAGGTCATTTGCATGTAGTCTCTCAATCAACTTAGGTAAATCGAACTTCCAACCAAACCAAGAGATTAGCATATCAGGGTCTTTCTCAAACAACAATATCAAGAACTTCTCTAGTGTGGTCTTCTCTGTCTCATCAGAATCAGGTTGCCATGTCAAAGTGTGATACTCATCATCATAGTTGTCGTAAACAACAATAGCGGTAATAGCACCATCATGCTCACCACCTTGCATCCACTCCATATCCCAATACCACTTACGCAAGTTATACTCAGGAATAGTATCTAGCATATCGACAGCATATCTGTAATGGTACTGGACATCTGCTTCATATGTTCTATCTCCTCTGTTGTGAAAGTAAGACTTTACCTTCTTGGTGTATTTACTATGACAAGGAGACCATGTGACTTTGACTAGTTCCTTTCCTTCAAGACTCTTGAAGTTCCCTTGTTCATAAGACAGGTCCATACGGAAAGCAGTGGTGTTACGGTTTTCGTATTTTTCTTTGATATATACAGTCTCACCATCTAGTTTAACTAGCCTTGAATCCTTCTCGACAAAGAAGTGTGGCTTGAAGTCATTGAAGGAGATAATCTCCTCCTCTCTCTCACCACCTTCTCTCCAACGAAGAAGTATGCCCTTTTCCGTATTTGTTATTATCATTTATTTCACCTTGCTAAGTATGGTGCTTTTACTAGTATTCTACCTAATCCTTCCCACACTACAGGAGACTCATCCCTCAGATGAATCCTAACAGGAGTATTGGCTCTGAAGAACTTGTGAAACTGTCCCGTCACTTCTACAGTGCTTGACTCACCTTTGACATCAGTAAAACCAACAGATGTCTCTATTCTATCTGTAGGGCTTCTCTCACTGCTTATCATGAAAGTATTGTCTTCAACATTGACATCAAAGCGATACCTAGCATTGTTGAGTACATCACATCTCTTTACCGCATCAGTTAGATTATCTGATGTAGTTATGATGGATGTCTCAAACTGGACTTTGCTAAACCTTGGGTTATCCTCATCAATCTCGTATCCCTGTATTCTAGCAATCATAGATGCATTGGGATGGGAGACGACTAGTGGTAGAGATGCAGTGCTACTGTCATCTGAAACCTTGATGTAACTGCCAATATCTAATGTGACAGTATCACTGAATGTCTTCAGATACTTCAAGGTCTTATCAATCTCAATAGTCACTAATGGTCTCTCATCACCTTCTGCCTCTATGATAGGAATCCTGATGCTACAGATAGTAGTCATATCAGCATTGTACGCTGTCAAGGTATTGTCATCATGTAATTCAAGCATTGCATAATTAGACAGTTGGCTGTTCTTTGCCGTGTCACCATTATGGTACTTTCCTTTCATTTGAATGTCCTCTAGGACATTACACATTGCCTTGGTGTTCATTTTTATTTTCATATTTATTCCTCATTCAAAGTTCACCTGCTTTAATCTCAGGGAAACCGTTCCAATCTACCTTGCCATCTTCGATAGTCAAGACCTTCAATCTCTTACCAATCATCTCAGGCTTCCTAGCACTTGCCTCCACCATAGCAGTGAAGGTTGCACCATTCTTCCTGATGTCTCTAGATGTTCTAACAGTCGAAGTGAAGATGTCCTCAGTGCTTGAATGCCAGTTAGCCTCTACACCTATTGGGTTTGGATTACCTGCATACTTGTCTTTGGAATGCGCTATCACAATTCTATGACAAGGCATCTCTAGTATCTGCTTGTGCAGGAAGTTCTTGTAGGGAGTGTTTCTATCTCCCCAAACGTAAGGTGCTGCCTTCATCACTGTATCAGCATCAAGTCCATGCTTGTTTCTCATGTATGTCTCACAGACATCCGTTAGAAGTTTATCAGCACCGTCAACTATGACAGCCTTCAATTTTCCTTCTTCAAGATACTCTAGTGCCATCTGATAGAAAGCCCTAGCATTGTTCATCGTTTCATCGAAGTCTACTAGACTTCCATCTTCTCTGACAATAGGATTGTACACTACAAGGTTCTCTACGTTACCATAGTGGTTTCTCTTTACGTCTATTGCTCTGTTATCAAAGTCAAACACTAGAACTTTCATGTCGTTCTTGATGTCTTCTTCTGTGAGTAAGTCCAATGCTATTGCGGATTTGGCAGACTTGGGTTCTCCCCAAATGCCAAGACATAGGAAAGACTTGTTGTTCTCCTGTGTCTCCTTAATCCGCTTGAGCATGGCCTCCTTTCGGAGAGCATACTTGCCCTTCTCAGATTCTTTCGTCTTTACTGCTTTTGTTTTATCGTTGTTTGTCCAACTCATATTTATCACCATTCTTATAATTATCAGGGTTGAATGTAATCCCTTTCCATTTCATTAGTATTTCATTTACGTCATCAAGTCTTAGTTTCAGTCTTACTTCCTTAGATTCAAAGTGAAACTTCATCCAATAGTGACTTGTCTCAGGATTGTACTTCCAAGTTAGGAAGTCTACGTTATCCATAGGAAAAGCGAAACTCCTCCCATGAATAACGAGACCCCCGTTGGAATCAGTAATCATACTGTATTCCATTATGAACACCTCAGTCAAAGAACCAGTCTTCGTTCTCTTCGACTACGGCTATCTGCTCAGGACTTCCTCCCCTGTTGTCCAAGACGTATATCCCTGAAACGTTGATGCTTGTAGGGTTATCAGCAGATTGTGATGTTCTGCCTACTACTATTATCGTAGAGCCTATACCGAAGTCAATCTGTATGTTCTCAGGAATCCAGCAGGTTGTACCACTGAACCCATCTCCGTCCCAATCAATCTCGGTATTGAAATCATCAAGATTGACTATTCTGTTACCATTTGCAGTTGGGTTCATGTTGATGCTTGTCACACTACCATCAGTAATGACGAACCTATCAGAGTAAGGCTTCGACATTGCATTCGAGTGATACCTGTCAATCTCAACCAAGTGACATGTATTATTGCCACAATACTCTGCTAGTGTGTCTTCTATCTTTATCTGAGATACATCTCTGTATGACTCAGAATCAGTTGGTAGGTCACTGTTGTAAACCAACGAGGTTAGCGTAGTGTCTGTTCCACCACTTATTGCACCTGCTCTGAACGAGTTTGGTATGCAACTGAAGTGAACAAACTCAAACGTCTTTGGCTCAAACATGACACAGGACTCTCCTTTGTAGGAGAAGTCCCACTTGCCCATCTGTCCATCTACTTCACCAATGAACACACCACTTCTTCGGTATTCCTCCTTTGGTAGTGGCTTGCCATAGTTCTTGTTCCAGTCACCTTCTCTTGTATCTAGTGGAACGATATACTTCCCACTATCAACCTCTACGTTGTTCTCAGGTAGTTTGCTCATGTGCTTGACTACCTCTTCACCACTTCTCATCATTCTTGCTTCGTATCCATCACCATCTTCCATGAAAATAGCAACTCTTCCCAAATTGTATGTCATGTCACTGTCACGAATATACTCGTTTGTCATTCTGTCACGGTTCATTGCACCCATGTCTCTTGCTTCATTCATTGAGATGAAGAAACCAAATGCAGACTTGAATAGACCACCATCATTGCTGGTCTGTTGTTGTGAGCCTTGTCGCTTCATAGCGGCTCGGCTGTTAACATAGAATGCCTTCCAAAGACCCCTTGCTAGTTGGGGTTCTTCTTCAACATTGACGCTGTTCTTGGAACATATCTCCTCGAACTTCGCCATAGCATCCTCTAGGCTCATGCCTAGTATTTCTGCGGCTTTTTCAATATCATTTCTTATTTCATCATTCATTTTCATTTTCCTCCTTTGTTTTCATTCTTTTTCTTTCATGTCTTATTTCCACTAGTCCTTCTGTCAGCATGACTATGCCACACAATATCCAAAAGAAATTGGAATCTACGCTGATGTAACCTAGCGTATTTAGTACAGGTAGCACAATCAGCAATGCGCCACCTAACGCTATTATCTCATACCGGAGTAGTAGATGTTTGATATCTTCAATATCCACTACACCGTCTTTGTTCAAATCCATTTTCATATTCATACCTCATTCTAAAATCTCCTTCTTGGGGAATCTAACCATTTGATTAATTGTCTCAAAAATACCAACCCCAATAGTAGTTCAACCATCAAATCATCTGACCTATCATCCATGAAGCAAGCAACTTTGGAGTCATACTATTGCTCCTCCACTCTGCCTCTCCGACAACCCTTAGCATTTTGAACTTCTTGGTTGCTGGCATATCCGTCTTAATGATAACATCATGCAAGTTAATGCATATAGTCTTCATGTCAACCGATTCATATAACAAGTCATGCACCTTACCTAAAGAATTTTCATAGTTATTTTCATCAATCATTTGCAATATTTCAGTATAAGGTTCCTGATTCTTGTTTATTTGGTTTAAGATGGAGGACTTACTAAAGATTACAGCCTGAAGTTCCGTAAGCCCCCGCCTCATATCTCCGTGTAGGGACTCTATGAAGATTTCTAAGTCCTCATCGGAAATATGCGAAATCTCTTCTCTTTCCAGTATATCTGAGAGCAATTTATGCATCGTTCTCGTCTGCAATCTCTCAAACCTGTAATTAGCACATCTCGATTGTAAGGGATGTATTATCTTGAATCTGTCATTGCAGGTTATGATAAACCTACAGTTATCAGAATATCTCTCCATTATTCTCTTGAGGGCATTCTGAGCATCCTTCGTCATACCATCCATCTCATCAAGAAGTATAATCTTGAAAGGAGCATCACCTATCTTTCTAGTGGAGGCAATCTCCTTGATTTGATTCCTGACTGTTTCTAGTCTTCTATCGTCTGATGCATTGATTTCAAAGAAGTTGTTATCCACATCCCCCTTGAGAATATCATTCGCCAATGCAATACCAGCAGCAGTTTTACCCACACCTGCTATTCCATACAGCAGAACATTAGGCATATTGCCTTGCTCTACCCAACTCTCTGCATCGATAGTGAAGTTGTATTGACCTACAACATCACCTAATTTCTTTGGTCTATATTTTTCTGTCCATAGCATTTTCATTCCTCATTTTTAATCCAGCCACTTTGACAGTGTGGCAACTGGTTGAACCGGGGTTCGCTTTGTTCGTCTCTTCTTCTCACCCAATTTCAAAACTCTAAGTTCTGCGTTACCTAAGTTGTTTCTACAGTAGTCCTTAAAATCGTCGTTTTTTAGTAAGTCTTTGAAAAGATATCTTTGAGAAGGGCGCATTTTTAACTTCCGTAAAATTTTCGGTATTATAGAATACGCCTTTCTTTGTGGTGGTGTCATCTTTCGATGCATCCTACCATCATGAGCATAGGCCAACATTTCGTAAAAGTATGACTTATCCCATTTCCTCTTGACCTTCGCATCCAAAAACATCAACTTGTTAGGATGGATGTTTGGTGCTAACCAAGATATGAATTGCACATCAGCAGGTTCACTTACCTTCAACTGATTCATTATTTTCTCTCTATCAGGGTTTCTAAGATAGTCTCCAACCATTGTAAAGATGTCAACATCATAATTGTATGGCTCATCAGAACGTGGTGCTATCTCCTTTATCTCATCGAAGAGGGACTTCTTAGTTGCTCTATTCAACTTACACATATTGTATAGTTTCTTAGGAACGTCCTTTTGATTGATAGAGGTCAGTACCACTTGGCCCTTATACTCAAGCATGGTCTTCCTGATTGCCTCTACGTTTGGTTTGTAATTACATTCTCTGATGATGATACCCCTATCAGGAGGTATGGAGAAATTATCCTCGATGTCATATTCATTAGCATAAACAATAATCGGATTATCAGATACGAGTTTCCTCGCTTTTTCCATTTTGTCTGTTCCGTCTTTGCCAACTATTATTATCGTTCTATTCTGATTCTTCATATTCAATAGGCTCATTGATAACCCTCACTTCCATTATCTCTTCGTAGGCTTTTCCACAAGCCCCACAATCAACTAAAATGACATACCACTTTAGTTCGTTTTCTTCCTTTACACCCGCCTCATAAGCGAATGATTTGTTGCCACATTCTCTGCATCCTTCCATTACTCTCTTTAAGGTATGATGTGTAATTATATCATCATCAGTAATGTGTGGCTTACTAGGATTAGGTGTCAGTAGTTTTAGTCTACAGACACTGCATGTGCTACTATCGGTCTCTCTAAGATTACACTTAGAACATAGCATCAGAGAACACCCTTCATCTTCAGTATCTCATCCAATCCCTTTGATGTCAGATGCTCCTTGCTCATTATCATGAATGTTGTTTTT